CTGCTGCAAAGAGATATTAAACCAGATTTAATTATCGTAGACTATGCGGATTTATTACGCCCAGTTGTTGTCAGGAAAGAGAAGAGACACGAGCTTGAAACTATATATGAGGACTTGAGAGCGATCGCACAAGAGACAGGATGCCCTTGCTACACTGCGTCTCAAACAAATCGTTCGGGACTGAACGCAGAGGTGATTACAATGGAAGCAATATCAGAGGCTTTCAATAAATGCTTTGTTGCTGATTTTATCTTTTCTGTGTCGCGCACAATTCAAGATAAAGAAACAAACAGCGGAAGAATGTTTATAGCGAAGAATAGAAACGGTCCTGACGGCACAGTGTATCCCATTTTCATGGATACGGCGACTGTAAAAATAAAGGCGCTGCCATCAGATGGCACAACGGTTGAACAGGCAGTAGCAAGAACTGCGGCAGAACAACAAAAACAATTGAAGAAAAAATATAAAGAATTCAGGAGGGAGAATAGTGGATAATAAAGACGATGCATTAGAATATTTTAGTGGCGATAAGCTCGCGTCAAATGTGTTTATGACCAAGTATGCTTTGCGAGATAAGAACGGGGAATCGTTAGAGAAAACTCCCGACGATATGCACGACAGGCTGGCGAAAGAATTTGTCAGAATGGAAAGAAAATTTGGTGGAGCGCGCGCGCTTTCATATGAACAGATTAGAGAGTCCTTTGACGGATTTAAATATATTGTGCCGCAAGGTTCTGTCATGTTTGGCTGCGGAAATAAACATGTGCATGCATCTTTGTCAAATTGTGTCGTTGTTGAGAGCCCACAAGATAGTATGTCCTCGATCATCGACGCGGGGCGTGACCTGGCGAATCTTTTTAAGCGCCGCTGTGGGGTGGGTCTGGACATATCCCTTCTACGCCCAGAGAATGCTCCCGTAAACAATTCAGCTGGTACCACTACCGGAGCATGGTCGTTTGCAGATTTCTTTTCGTATGTGTGCAGGATGGTGGGGCAAAACGGGCGACGCGGAGCGTTGATGATTACTATGGACGTCCGACACCCAGACATCGAACAGTTTGTGATGATGAAACATGACTTGAAGAAAGTCACTGGCGCGAATGTCTCTGTCAAGTTGAGCGACGACTTCATGAACGCTGTTGATAATGATTCAGAATTCTTGTTGCGTTTCCCGGTCGACGCAAAGCCAGATGAAGAAGTAAAATACACGAAGCTGATTCAGGCTCGCGCGCTATGGCAAACAATTGTTGATAGCGCAACGAAAACAGCGGAACCAGGCTTGTTGATGTGGGACAACATAAAGAAAAATTTACCTGCTGATTGCTATGCCGATGTAGGGTTTGAGACTATCTCTACAAACCCCTGTGCGGAGATTCCCTTATCCGCTAATGATAGTTGTAGGCTGATATCAATAAATTTAAAAAACTTTGTAAAAAAGCCGTTCACATCAAAGGCTTATTTTGATTATGAACATTTTACAAAAATAGTATCTATGGCGGCCCGCCTTTCTGATGATTTAGTAGAGTTGGAGGGAGAACAACTTTCCAAGATTATTAAATTTGCAGATACCAAGGATGAAAAAAGGTTATGGTCCAAGCTTCGCAAGGCGTGTCTGGATGGAAGGCGCACAGGTTTGGGCACCCATGGGCTTGCAGATGCTATAGCTCGGATGCGGATTCGATATGATTCCCCGAAGGGTATTAAAATAATTGATAAAATTTATAACACCTTGAAAGAAGGTGCTTATGAGGAAAGCGTGCGTCTTGCCGAAGAGCGAGGAGCTTTTCCGGTGTTTGACTGGGACAAAGAAAAAAACAATGCCTTCATTAAGCGCCTTCCAGAACGTTTGCAGAGTTTAATTTCTTCCCACGGACGAAGAAATATTTCTATTTTAACAAATGCTCCGACCGGCAGTGTATCGATATTATCTCAAACCAGTTCAGGGCTGGAACCAGTTTTTCGTAACGCATATATACGTCGACGTAAGTTGAGCCACAACGACAAGAATGTTGAAGCAGATTTCGTCGATGACGTAGGGGACCGATGGGTTGAGTACAGCGTGTATCACCACAACGTGAATGAATATTTTAAGATTAGTGGAAACGGCTTTGATGGTCCAGAATCTATACCAAAATATTTTGTTGAAAGTGATCAAATTAATTGGAACAAAAGAGTTGACATCCAAGCAACAATCCAACAGCATATCGACCACGCAATCAGCTCCACCATCAACCTTCCAAGAGAGACTAAACCGGAAGTTGTGGGCGAGTTATATATGCGTGGTTGGAGGGAGGGGCTAAAAGGGATTACTGTTTATGTTGATGGTAGCCGTTCGGGCGTACTTGTCGCAGATAAAGAAGAGTCCTCTTCTTTCCCAGAAAATGGCGCACCCCTTCGCCCTGATACCCTGGATTGTGATATACACCACACCACCATCAAAGGAGAAAGGTGGACAGTCCTCGTGGGTCGCCTTGAGAGTAGGCCATATGAGGTATTAGGCGGTTTGTCAAACCTTATTGAGATCCCGACACGTCACACCAAAGGTCGCCTAACAAAACATAGTTTTAAAACAAAAACTAATAGATATGACTTGACTTTTGGCGTGGATGATGATACAACTGTAGTAAGAGATATTGTTAGAGTGTTTGATAACCCAAATGAATCAGCATTTACAAGGATGCTTTCTTTGTCCTTGCGCCACGGAGCATGTCCGAGGTTATTGGTTGAACAGTTGATGAAAGACAAAGATAGTGATATGTTCAGTTTCGCAAGGTGCGTGGCTAGAATTTTAAAGAATTACATCACCGATGGGGAACCAGCGTTCTCCGGGGACAAGGCGTGTGCCGTGTGTGATGCCGAAGATTCGCTCGTCTATCAGGATGGGTGTGTTACCTGTAGCCAATGTGGCTACGCAAAATGTGGTTAAACAATCACAAATTTTATGTTATCTTTCTTAAAGGAGAAAATAATGTCAGAAGAAGTTCATGAAAAAGAAAAACGAATCACTGATTATATCAAATCAATGGTGACAATTGAAGAGTCTATGGAGCCTTACAAAGAGCAGAAACGCGCCCTTAAAGGCAACTATGTTGAGAATGGGTGGCTTTCAAAAGAAGAGATCAGCTTGGCTGTCAAAGCTTACCGCATGGTAAAGGGCGACGTCGATATCGAACAGCTGATGGATTTTTATGACCACGTTACCAAGACGATAAAATGAATATCATACCTAAAAACAAATACTTACTAATTGAAATGGTAGAAGAACCAAAGGAAGAAGAGGTGACAATTTTGCTTCCCGAGGATTACCATGCCAGCTTATCTAAGGAGTATGAGTTGGTTAAGATATTAGCTTCCGCGACTGAAAGCGCGGGCTACCAACCTTCATACAAACAGGGGCAGTATGCTCTGGTTGAGGGTCACATGGTTAAAAGTGTTCCTGTATTGGGCGAAAATTTTCATCTTGTACAAGAGAACTATGTGATAGCAGTGGTAGGAGATATTGAGGTTTGACGAGGTTGTCGTCGGAAGGGGGCTGAACGCCCTTGTATATGCCTACTGCAAAGATGCGATATTAATAAGGGCTCCAGAAACCGGTCCACCTCCGTTTGATTTTTTCGAACCTACTTTGGACCTATCTTCGTTCTTGCTTCCTTGCGCCACCTATGAATTGAAAACAAACGTAGGTGCTAAAACTGTGGGGATTCCCAAGTTGGACCTTTGGGATAGGCTTTCATATATAATGTCTCTGTCTGGGCACGTGCCCTTTTCCGACAAGGTTAAATCAATTAGGGTTGACTCGGAACAAAAAACGATATCCGTTGCAGCTGGTAACACCTCTACTGTACTAAAGTATGGTAAGTTGAGAGTGTTCGACACTTCCCAACTTTATGGTCTAGAATCTCATATTTTAAGTGATTATGAAGAAAGGCAATCTGCAAATTTTTTGTCGCCCAAAAAATTCAAGATTTTGGACTGGTATAATGTGAGGTCTGGGTGTAAACACAAATTTGATTATTTCTGCACGGATGATGATTTCGTAAAAGAGGTTTATTTTTATCCAACAGAAAGAATGGACGGAAAGCACAATCTTAAGGATCTCGTGGCTATATCATATCTCACAAAAGAACAGATGAACGACGTCGAGTATTCAGACACCTATGCTCGGTTCAAAATACTCGCACTGATGAAAGAGAACGGAATTCGCGGCAGTCGTAACGGTCGCGACCAAAAATACCCAGAAAGATACAAATATTATGCCGTGCGTATAGAAGCTACGACCAGAGATGTACTGGAGCCGGAAAAAATTATATTTTCTACAGACCCGGCGGAAAAAGATATAATTTTTGACAACCGCCCGGTAGAAGATATAATAGCTTCCACGCACCCTGAAAAGTCTTATACGCACCAACTTCACGAGCGCTTATGTTTCTAGAACAAAAGCCAATCAGCAAAATGTCATTTCACCTGGCTGGAATTGTCCCGGTTGCGGGACAACCGCTGGATTATAAACTTCCGTGGCATGATTGTTTAATGCCAATCGCTCCCGATTATTTGGCAGTGGAGCGTGCGGTGGTTGAGTGTGCATATGCGGGCTGTGAAACGATATGGGTTGTCTGTAATGATGATATGCAGCCGTTGATTCGACACAGGCTGGGTGACGTTATATATGATCCAGTGTTTATGGGACGAAAGTTTTCTGCTGTGCCTGCTGACGAGCGGAAACCCATCACCATCTATTATGTTCCCATTCACCCCAAAGACCGCGACAAAAGAGATTGCTTGGCTTGGAGTGTGCTTTATGGGGCTTTGAGCGCTTATAGTATCTCCAACTTCATCAGCAAGTGGGTCATCCCAGATAGGTATTACGCAGCCTTTCCATATGGGGTATATGAGCCGGAAATCTTGCGGAAGCATCGAAAAGATATATCTGCTCGTCGAGATTTTTTTCTTTCGTACAAAGATAAAACCGTTCGCGATGGAGAGTATTTGGGATTTACATTTGACGCTGATGGGTTTTTCCGGTACCGAGACACCGTTAGACAGGAGGGCACTGGAATGCGAGTGCCCGGTCAAACAGGAATGCCTACAGAAAACCTGCCCTTGGAAAAAAGATGGTCTGCAAGGCATTTTTCTCTTGACAAAGTTTTCAAATGTGCTAAGATAGAAGATGCAGTAAAAATTGAATTGCCGTGGTATAGAAAAATCGATAGTTGGGAAACATTTTGTGCATATGCAGGCTCGAGCGATTCTAAAAGAATATTTAGACCAGCGAAGTGTATTTTGTCGTATCAAGAGTGGAATCCTATAGGGGTTGATAATGAGTGAGCGTAAAAAATCTGAAATCTCTTTTGTAGGGCTTCATGCCCATAGCGGACTGTCACTGTTTGACGGTTTAGGGTATCCTCAAGAACATATGGATTTCGCCTATGAGAATGGCTGTAATGCCCTTGCTTTGACTGATCACGGACATATGAATGGGTTACCCTACCAAGTTTTGCACGCAAAACAAATGAAAGCAGATGGGAAGCAGTTTAAGCCCATCTTTGGGGTCGAAGCGTACTTCACGCCCTCAATCGAAGAATGGTGTCAGGCATACGAATCCTCGAAAGAAAATAAAAAGAAAAACAAATCTAGTGGGCTGGTTATAGAGGATGAAAACGCCAGTAAACGCGGTAATTTACAAGATGCGACGAGCGATCTCCTTAAAAAAAGGAATCACCTTATCCTGTTGGCACAAGACCAAACAGGTTTGAACAACATATTTAAGCTCATATCGGAGAGCTACAAAGGTGAAAACTTTTATCGATACCCTAGAATTGATTATCAGCTTCTTAATTTATTTAACGCTGGAGTTATTGCCACTAGTGCTTGTCTTGGCGGTGTTTATGCTGGTGATTATTGGGATTATAGCGGGGATGGTAGTGATGCTGTTCTAGACGCTATGCGGCGCACGACAGAGCGCATGCAGGCGATCTTTGGGGACCGGTGGTATGGAGAGCTTCAGTGGAACAATATCCCAGAGCAGCACACACTCAACAAGCACATTATTCAAATAGCGAAAGAGTACAACGTTAGATTAATTTCTACGGCTGATAGTCATTACCCTAATCCTGATGCTTGGCGCGACCGGGAGCTTTATAGAAGGCTCGGCTGGCTTGGCAAGGGCGGACTACCGGAGTGGATGGGTTCAGAGCTTCCAGGGGGCGTAGAAGAAATCGGTTATGAGCTTTACCCCAAAAACGGCGACCAGATGTGGGAGAGCTATCAGAAGTATTCAGAGCTTTGCGGTGAAGAATATGATGATGACTTGGTTATGGACTCAATCACGAATACTCATACAATCGCTACGGAACGCATTGAGGATTTTATGCCCGACGATGTGGTGCGCCTTCCAGATTTTGTTGTACCGGAGGGCAAGACTGCAATCCAAGCGCTTGTAGAATTTTGTAAGGAAGGACTCGTTGAATACGAAATGAACGCTCACGATGATGCTTCGGCAGTTGCACGTCGCGCCAGAGATGAACTAAAGGTTATTGAAGAGCGAGGCTTCGCCGAATACTTTTTGACTATGAAGGCGATTGCTGACCGCGCTTCCGAGGCACAACTTGTGGGTGCTGGTAGGGGTTCCGCTGCGGGTTCTCTCGTAGCTTATCTAATCGGTATCACGCAAGTGGACCCCCTTAAGTATGATCTCCTGTTTGAGAGATTTATGCGGAAGGACCAAACTGACTACCCTGATATTGATTATGATGTTTCGGACCCGATGGTACTCAAAGAAAAACTAATTGAAGAGTGGGGCGAATCAACCGTTGTTCCTATTTCAAATTTCAATACGCTTAAGTTGCGTTCTTTGATTAAAGATATCGCCAAGCTATACGAGATTCCGTTCAAAGAGGTTAACCCGGTCACCTCTCGCATGTTCCAAGAAGCGACACCGATGGCGAAAAAGAAACATGGCATCAAAGCAGGTGTATATACTCCGACCTTTGAAGAGGTGGTAGAGTTCTCGCCAACTGTGCAAGCGTTTTTTGCGAAGTACCCAAGTGTAAAAACACATATTGAAGCTCTACACGGGCAGGTAAGGAGTGTCAGTCGGCACGCTGGCGGTGTTGTTGTTGGTAAAAACCTGGACCAGTGGATGCCATTAATTAATAGTGGCGGGGTTTGCCAGACACCCTGGTCTGAAGGTCAGAATGTGCGCCACTTGGAACCGTTGGGGTTTATTAAGTTTGATATTTTAGGACTGGCTTCGCTGCGTATGATGGAGGGTGCCATCAGGCACATCCTCAAGCGGCATCACGGGGTTGCTGACCCTACGTTTGGGGATGTGAAGGGTTATTATGACCAGTATCTTCATCCAGACAAAATTGATTTCAATGATGACCAAGTGTATTCTGTGTTCACCGAGGGACGATGGGCAGGGATATTTCAGTTTACGGAGAAGGGCGCGCAACAGTTTTGTCAAAAGGCGAAACCAGCCAGTATCATCGATATATCAGCGGTCACTTCAATCTATCGCCCTGGTCCTTTGAGCGCGAAAGTGCATGAGTCATATGTGAACGCAAAGAATAATCCAGACGATATTGAGTATGCTCACACATTGATTCGTCAGGTGACAGAGGAAACATACGGGTTTCTAATTTTTCAAGAACAGATTGCTTTGCTGGCTCATAAGTTAGGAAGGGACTTGTCGCTTGACGAGGGAAACCTGTTAAGAAAACTTCTGACGAAGAAGGGCACTGGTGAGGTTGAGGCGAAGAAGAAAAGGATTCATAATAAGTTTGTCAATGGTTGCGTCGATAAAGGATTGACGACAGCCGAAGCCGAAATCCTTTGGAGCAAGTTTGAATACTTTTCAGGGTATGGTTTCAATAAATCGCACGCAGTTAGCTATTCTATCTTGAGCTATCAATGTGCTTATCTTTTCAATTATTATTCGTCCGAGTGGATGGCTGCGTTTCTGGACAAGGAACCAGAAGCTCGGAAGGAGCAAGCAATCAATATTGCAAAGTCAATGGGTTTTAAGTTAGCTCCTTTGGATATCAACACATCTGGTAGGGTGTGGGAAATATCGGACGATGGCAAGACTCTGATTCCTCCGCTGAACTCTATCAAGGGACTTGGTGATGCCGCCATCGACCAGATTATTGAACATAGACCATTTAACAGTATCGAAGATTTACTTTTTGATAAGGAAATAGTTTATTCCAAGTTGAATAAGAAAGCCTTGGATGTATTGATACGCGGACAGGCGCTAAATGAACTGGTTGACGATAGGTTTACAGGACTTAAACATTTTTGGTCCGTTGTTGCGGTCGACCGTCCGAAATCTACAAAAAAGATGAAAGATAATATTGAACTTTACGCACCAGAAGGGGAGTTTACGACGGAAGAGGTGATTGAGCACTTGGTTAGCCTCACAGGCGTGTTTCCTTTTGGGCTTGTGATGAACCAAAATGTTGTGGCTGGTCTTGATAAGAACCAAGTGCCGCCAATTGGAGACTGGGACACTGAGTTGGGCGTGGCTTGGTTTATTCCGCGCGAGGTTATAGAAAAGAAAACTAAAAATGGACGGATTTATTGGCTCATAAAAGTTATTGACTCGACGAATAAAAACACAGCCATTAAGTGTTGGGCGGTCAAGACGGGCGTCGATCGAGTTTTTATAAACCGTCCATACTTGGCTAAACTAGATTACAATGAACAGTGGGGATTCAGCACTCGTTCGATTAGATACAACTTTAAGTTATTGGCATAGGAGAAGATATGAATCTGAAAGTAAAACTATTGAGAGAAGGGGCTAAGTTGCCAGAGAGGGCATACGCGACAGACGCCGGGGCAGATGTTTTTTATTGTTACAAACCAGATGAATATAATCACTGCGTAGGTCCAGATAGTGAATATTGGATTGGACCGGGTTCGTCTTGTGTTATACCGACAGGTATAAAAGTGGAAGTACCAGATGGATACATGCTCGAGGTAAAAAACAAATCGGGCATTGCGTCCAAGCGGAGATTGATCGTCGGTGCTTGCGTCATTGACTCTGGCTACGATGGTGAGGTGTTTGTCAACCTGCATAACCTTGGCGGTGAGACACAGAAGATATATCCTGGTGAAAAACTAGCACAGCTTGTCTTGGTGCCCATAGAAGGTTGCAACTTTGTAGAGACATCAGATAATATTAATCTAAAAACGGAGCGCGGCGCAGGCGGCTTCGGCTCAACGGGAAGATAAATGTCGAGTAAAAAATATGAAGTCAGAGTGGTCAGTAGAGCCATGGCGACCGAACTGGTCCAAGCTAATCATTATAGTCCTGTGATGCCGAAACTCACGAAGCATTGGCTTGGGGTGTTCAAGGGCGAGGAAATGGTGGGCGCTGTAACTCTCGGGTGGGGGACACGTCCGCTCCACACAATTCAGAAGATTATTAATCCTGAAATGGAATCCAAACACTATCTCGAGATTGGCAAAATGTGTATGCTTGATAGTGAACCAAGAAACTCCGAGACACAGATGATTTCCCAGTTGGTGCGGTGGATAAAAGAGAACTGCCCAGACGTTCTGTTTCTATACACCCTCGCCGATGGAATTATGGGCAAGTGTGGTTATGTCTATCAGGCTGCGAATTTCTACTACGGTGGAGAGTACTGGACTGACAGTTATATGTCGGCGAAGGGAGAAAAGATTCATCCGAGGTCCACACGGAAGCTGTGTGCTGATAACTGGCGATGGCATTACGACGAAAGTTCTGAAGGTTATCGGCAAGAGTTCAAAGATAATCATGAAAGAAAGATCAAGGAAGCAAATCTTGCTGGTACAAAGCAACCCAAAGAGAGAGTATTTTGGCTGACACCGGAATTTATGCAGCACGTTGGCTTGCGAAAGATAAAAGGAAAAATGTTCAGATATATATATCCCTTAAACAAGGCAGCGAAAAAGATTCTTGCCAACAACTCCAATGTAGAGTGGAGGCTCGGGGCTGGCGTATATCCAAAAGAAGTTAATGGAGATTTGAGGTGGAAAGAGATGGTCGCGCGAAAGAAATATGAGTTCTTGGATGGCATACCCAATTGGGACTTACAAACGGTAGAACATAACAAGAGGAATGTAAACGCGCACAAAAAATGAGTTCAATAACAAGAAAAATAAAACGGAAAGTGTTGGCTAAGAAGCGACGGCAATCACAGAAAGATATGTCGGAGAAGATGGGACTTTTTGATAAGATTCCAGAGAGTTGTGTTACTTGTGACAGGCCATTCGATAAAAGAAATCGTGATATGGTGATGTCGTGGAACGTGGTAGTTCGAAAAGAAGAAGAGGTTGTACGCCTGTACTGTCCCGAGTGCTGGGACGAAGCCAAAAGAATAATTAAGGAGTTTAGTGAGAAATGAAAGAAGCCCTAACTTATGACGATGTGTTGTTGGTGCCTCAATATTCTGATATTGAAAGCAGAAAAGAGGTAGATATCGATAACATGTTGGACAAGTCTCTCAAGCTGCTCGTCCCGATTATCTCCAGTCCTATGGACACTGTTACAGAAGAGAAGATGGTGATTGCTATGAGCTTTGCTGGCGGTCTTGGTATAGTTCATAGATACAACACAATTGAGAACCAGGCTGAAATTATTAATAATCTGTGCAAAAAACATTTCTGTACGAAGGTTGGAGCCGCGATAGGAGCTACAGGAGATTACGAAGAACGAGCAACCGCTTTATATAATGCGGGCGCTCGTATGTTATGTATCGACGTTGCCCACGGACACCATGGGCTTGTTAAGAAGGCGCTGCACAAGCTCCGAGAGATGTTTGGGGATGACGTTCATTTGATGGCTGGGAACGTTGCGACGAAAGAAGGCTTCGAAGCTCTTTCTGATTGGGGAGCCGACTCGGTTCGTTGCAATATCGGCGGCGGCTCTATTTGCTCGACGAGGATTCAAACGGGTCATGGTGTGCCTGGGCTTCAAACTATTATGGACTGTGCCAATTCTGACCGCGCAGCGAAAATTATTGCGGATGGTGGAATTAGAAACTCTGGCGATATGGTGAAAGCGATCGCGGCTGGGGCAGACTTTGTAATGATTGGTTCGTTGTTGGCGGGCGCTGTTGAGTCACCAGGCGAAGTTGTTAGGAACAACATGGGCGAAGAATATAAACTTTACCGAGGGATGGCTTCTTTCGGCGCGCAGAAGGAATGGAGAGGGAGAATGACTTCAGCACCGGAAGGGGTTTCAACAACTGTGCCGTGCAAGGGTCCAGCTAAA